TTTCCACTTCATTTCTGGTAAACCATTGTCAAATTTTTTACCATCATAAGTTAAGACTTGTTTTCTATTAGATCCTTTTTCATTGTAAGATACATGAACCCAACCACCAGCAGGATCATCTGGATTGTAGAACTCGAGGATCAGTTGATCGAAGTCTACATTGTTTTCTAACCAATATGCTACTTGTATATTAGGAACTCCTGCTATCTCAAAGTCAACTGCCTGACCCTTTGCGTGTTGTGAAGTTTTCTTTGAACCTATAGCTTCACATAATTCTTCTGATCTATACCCTGATGTTACAGTTATAGGTTTGTCAAACTTAGCTCGTACTGGTTCTAATATTTCATAGCATACATTCTCAAGGTTTTTAATATCACCAGCTCCAGGTGTATTGTCTATCCCTTTTCGAGTTGCGGTCATAGACTTTGTAAATTCTTCTAATTTAAAATGTTTAGATAGTTGCATAGATTATTTTTACCTTTAGTTTCTTTTGTTCAGTGGTTGTTTGCCTATTAATAAGAGATCCTTTAGTTTTTCTCTTATAGCCATCACTAGGTGTGTGATCTTTTTTTCTATAATTTTTACTTTTAACATCATAAGCAGTATACTCACAAGTAGACATATTTAAAGTAACAATGTCAATAGGTCCTAGTCCTCCAAGTGGTGTAAATACCAATATATTTGGGTCTTTAGCAAAGTTAAGCTGTGCTGCAAGTTCAGAAGTTAAACCAGCAACTGCCTTTTTTCTTCTAGCCATCCCACTTGAAGAAGCCAAGTAAGACTCCTGCAAGACCCCCAAGAATAATTAATAAGTTAATAGCACCTTTTCCTTTACTTACATCTGTTCTTAGTTGTTTAATTTCTATTCTCATTTCATCTATTGCTTTAAATAATGTTTTCATTCTTTCTGCACAGATAGCTTCATGCTTTGATAATCTCATACCTGTCATTTGACTTGTTAATTCTTTTGCTGTTAAAGTTTTTTTTCTAGGCATTATTTTTTATCTCCCTACATTCAAACTTAACTACAATTTTTTCTCTTTCTATGTAGTCTCTTTCAAATTCTTCTAATTCTTTTAAGTTTAAAAATGTATTATATGCAACTCTGTAACCCATAGTTACGCAGTCATAATGATTATCAAATTGATGACCTGAAAGTGAACTAGATGGACACTGACCAGTTATTGTTGAACACATATATAAAATTAAAAGATACTTCATAACTATCTCGCTGCGTAGCTTCTAGGTAACTTGTTACCTAGCATTACAAGGTACTCCATTAGAATTTACGAAAGGTGCTTCTGCAAAAGCCATGTATATATAATCATTATTTCCGTTATAACCGCCACCATTTCCTCTAAATTTAAAACCATTAGATAAAAAATCTACAGCATTAGCATCTGCTTCAGCATCGCTAAGATCTGCGTATAACTGATCGTCAACAGGATTAAATGGTGATCTCTTGTTATCAAACAAAATCCAGTTATCAGTACCATCTGACTTTTTTGTTAATATAAAAGCTGGTTTAAATCCTGTGAATACAAAAGTGCCATTTGAATTATTATTTCCTGAGTATGAGCCAAACTTGCTATAACCTTGCTTTTCTGCAAAAATATAACCAACTAAATCTTCTCCATTTTTATTAACAATATCATCACCACCTAAAGTAACATTGACTGTATCTGGTTCAGTATCATTCCAAATAGTATTATCATCAGCAGTTGCGGAATTTACATCTAAAAGTAAATAATCTGTTGCTGGTGCTGAAGTATTTTTATGATGATATACTACCCATTGTTCAGTATTATTTAAATTTTTTAAAATAATCATAGCTGGTTTTTGAGCTAAACCATGAGGTATTTTTGCACCAGCAGTTTCGTTTCCATGATAACGAACTATGCTAAAGCCACTTGTTTGATTAAATGAATATCCTATATGAGTTATTGTTGAACTTGTTGTATTTATTCCTGATGTAGTTCCAGCTTTCCAGCACCAAGCTACATGGCTATCACTACTATCATTTACATTAGCATCATTACCCACAGAAAAACCATCTGATCCAAAAGCTGTTAATCCATTTGACATTGTTGCTTCTGCTGAATTTCTATCTGAACCAATAACTTTTGTTGCACCTCTAACTGAATCATAAATTTGATGATCTCTTGCATCTGGTCTACTTTTAATCCAAACTAAATCAGGTTGCATATTTTCATCACCATCTAAAGTAATAGATTGTGTACCTCCATTTCCAGTATATAATTTTGTCTGAAAATATAATTCTGGATTATCTATTGTTGTATAAGCCATTAAAATCCTTTTTTAATTTCTTTGCATGAGTGAAACGAATGTAAAGCCATTATCCAAACTCCGCTAAATTTTTAGTACATAATGCGTAATATCCAGTAGGAACATCATATTCAAAATTTCCATAGCCATTATCATCTGCGTTTCCTGATGAAATACTAAATGCTGGACAACCACCAAAGTTTAATTGAAAAGTTGAAGTATCAGAGTAATCTGTATCTCCAACTACAGGAAAATAAACTCCTGTATTTGTACTTGCTGCTGCTGTTATAGATTTAGCACCTGTTCCTGTTGAGCCAGAAGTTGGATCACCAGAATTTTGCCATGTTCCACCTTTTGAAAAATATAATTTGTTATTATCTAAATCTAATGCTACTCCAATTATATCTGAAGTTCCATAACTATCCCCATAAGACGCACCTGAACCATTATTATATATTTGTCCGTTACTATGCCTATAAGCATATCCATAAGTATATGCATTTAAAGATGCATTAGCGGCATCTGCTGGTTTATCTACTATTCCAATTAAAGAAGCAGCTCCTGTATCAGTACATTTTGCTTCCCAATACCATTTTCCAGCAGTTAATCCAAATGTTCCTGTAAAATGAGAATATCCATTAGAAGAACTTGATCCTTGACCAGTAACTACTATACAGTTTCCTTCAGAAAAAGTACCTTGCGTTGAAAGTGGATAATTATCCAAAGAGTTCATAGTACAAAAATTATTAATTGGTGTATCTAAACTTTGATCTGCTGCGGCTAGATTAACTTCTGTTAAATCTGTTCCACCCCAAACATCATTTCCTAAATTACTACTATCTTCAAAGTCAAGATAGAATCCATTTGTACCTTTTGAACCTGATAATCCTGATACATCTTTAGGCTTCCATATTGTAGGAGAATCTTCATCAAATTCTCCAAAAGAAGTTGGTGTTAATGCTTGTCCATCTATAAAACAAACCTCTGCCATATAACCATCAAAATATTGAACACCAGTTCCTCTTTGACCTATATAAAATGGAAAAGTGTTGTTCATAGCACCAGCGTCTGTGTTTATTGATGGTTGAGTTTCTGATGCAAAAGAAGTTTCTCTTACCCCATTAACATATAATCTTACTCTATCTCCACTTGTAACATTAGTTGTGTCATAAACTGCCACTATATGGTACCAAGCGGAGCAGTCTCTAAATTTTCTATTTGTATATAATCTTCCATTATTAACACCACTACTATTATCTCCATAAAAGGCAAATTTTAATGTATCATCAGTATCAAAATGTAATTCGTCATCTGGATTTCCATCTGAATCTATGGCAGTAAAAATATGTTGTACTGTTCCAAGCACACCTCTTTTAACCCAAACTGAAATTGTAAATGTTCTTCTATTTCCAGCACCAGAAGGAGTTTTGGTTAAACTTGGACTATCTCCATCATTAAACCTACATGAGTTTGAAACTATATCTGTACTAGCTGTTGCTGAAGCTACATTACCTGATAGAATTATTGGTAAAGGCATTTTTAAATCTCCAATGTTGGAAATTCGCCTAATGGTCTTTCAAAAACAGGATTATCTTCATCCTCAACTTCTACACCATCTTCTATTTTTGTTGCTGTATTAACATATTCGTAAAGAGCTGCTAAAGCATCTACATCACTTGCATTGTCAATAGCAGTTTCCATTTCGTTTGATCTTGTTCTTACATCTGCTCTAAAAGTTGATACTGCACTTGGAACATTATATTCTGCTACATCAGTTGCTTTAATTACATACCAATCTGTCGGTGCTAATAAACCACTAGCTTGATTTTTTATAATTTCTTTTTTTTGAGATTTTAAACCTTTTGTAACAATTTGATTTCCATCTGAATCTAATTGAGGATCACCAGCAGAAGTTCCATCAGGTGCATTACCATTATCTATTTGTTCTTGCGACCAAACTTCATTTCTATCTTCTAATTGTTTTGGTGTTGCAGTTCCATAAGAAGCTGTAACTTGACCATCTGCATAATCAAAAGATTGATCTGTATTAATGTAATATGCTTCATCTTTTTTATTTGAATTATCAAATACTACTTCATAAATACCTTTAGCTTCTAGTTCTGCTTTGCTCCATAATTCAAATATTTTTCTTGAATAACGAACATCGTCAATAACTATACCTCTTGGTTTATTAATTATTTTTGTAATTGATCCGTCTTGTACTAATCCCCACATATATTTAACTCCTATTAACTCTCACTTAAATTCATTGTTCTTCCAACTTCTTGCCAAACTGCTCCATTGTATCTAAATACATGGATGTCAGTTTTTCCATCCGTTGCAGTTTCAGTTGGTTCTGTTGATGCCGCAAATTCAAATACTGTATTCCAACCAATAGTATGAGAACCATTATAATTTAATTCTAAACAAATAAACGCACCTTCTGTTGCATTACTTGGTGCAGAGAAAGTCGTATTTTCTGATGTCTGATGATAGGCGTTTGGTTTAGCTTGAGCATCCCAGGCAACTGCGTTCGATGATGAAGTTAATGCTTGTTGTGGAATATAAGCTAAATCATTAAATTTAATTGTTCCTGTTCCATTTGTAGTAATATCTATATCGCCATTTGCTCCATCAGTTATTGTAATGTTTCCTGAGTTTGTTCCTTTATTTGTATCTAAAACTAAATCGTATGTTCCACTTGTTGTTAAATAAGCAGAAGCACCAGCAGAACCTATAACTGTTTTTCCTGACCCCTTTGGTTTGATATGAAGATCAACATTAGTTTCTCCACTTGCTCCAAGTATAGGTCCATTTCCTGTTGCTCCATTTGTAATTTCTAATTCGTTTACTGCTGACGCAGTTGTTTGAAATATTATTTGTTCGTTATTATTTTCATCAGAAATATAATGAGCATCATCAATTATTATATTATGTGAGTTGGTATCTAAATTTCCACCAAGTTGAGGAGAAGTATCATCAACTAAGTCCGACATATCTCCAGAACCATCGTTACCGCTATATTGAAAGTGAACTCCTACTCCATCAGTATTTGAAAATGAACCATTAGAAACAATGTGTGTAACTGGAACTTTTGTATAACCAGAAGCATCCGTTACAGCTCCAGATACTTTAAAGACAGCGTAAGTTGATGCTGTTCCTTCTTTAGTTATAGTTACAATTCCTCTTGCTGTTGTGTTTGAGACATCATCCCAAGATTGAACAAAACCAGAAATGTCAGCAGATGCGTCATCTGCATCATCTACATATAAAATTGAAACTGAACCAACAGTACCATTATTAAAAGCTATTTTACCAGCTCCTGGATCAGCATCACTCGTTGATGAACTCCAAGTCATTGAAAGTTGAGAGTTAGTTCCACTTGCTCCAGTTGAACCAGTTGATCCTGTGCTTCCAGTCGAACCAGTCGAACCAGTGTCACCTTTATCGCCAACTCTTGTAAAGTGAACAGATAATTCGTCATCTGCTGAAAAAGTATTATTTGAAACTAAATGAGTAACCGCTAATTTATTATAACCACTAGCATCAGTCGAGCTACCAGTTATAGAAAATCTTGCGTATGTTGAACTGTCGTTAATATCTACAATGTGTAAATATCCTTTAATTGTTGATGTGCTATCATCCCAAGTAATTGTGTCAGCTTGTGTTGTTGATCCATTTGCATCAGCATCATCAATGTAGATTGCTGTTGCTGAGGCATAAGTACCATTATTAAATCTTAAATATCCGCCTCCAGGATCACTATCAGTAGTTGATGTTGCAAATTTATAGTAGTAACCTGGAATTGCACCATCTTCTCCAGATGCTACAAAAGATATAAATACTTTATCTTCATTAGCAAAAGTACCAGCACTATCAATATGAACTAAAGTTATTTTTGAATAACCACTTGCATCTGTAATACTTCCACTTACTTTAAATACCATCCAAGTATCTAAAGTATTTGCTTTTGAAATTCTTATTCTTCCTCTATTGGTATCATTACCACTTACATCATCCCAACTTTGTACCCAAGCAGAAACATCTGTTCCATTAACTTCTAAATCATCAATGTACATTTCAGTTGCACTAGAAACTGTTGCATTATTTAATCTAAAAATTCCTGATCCTGGGTCAGCGTCTGATGTTGTTGTCGAATATGTAAATTGAGCAGAGTCTCCACCAGCAGGTAAAAAATCTGCTACTGTTGTTAAGTTACCATCGCTATCAAATCCTAAAGTTTTTGAAGCTCTAGTCGTAGCATCATCTGTAAATTCTGGTGTAGTAATTGTATTTGTTCTTGAAACTTTAAACGATCTATCTAATTCCTCTTGCATCTGTTGGATAGTCATAGTTGCACGATCCAAACCCTCTTCATGTGATTCCGCAGGGAATGGATCATTAGCGATATAATCTATCGCTTGAGTTTGCGGAACACCTCTTCTAATTACAACTGTTTCACCAGTTGCAGGAGTATTCCCAGATGTAAATGTAACATTACCACCTGACGCATCTCCAGCACCAGATACTGTGTAGTGCGTGGTTAGAGTTTTGGTCGTTTCAGTTCCTGTAGAGGATCTGATAATTACTTGTAAATCTGTGTCCGCAAAAATCTTAAAGGTATAGGCAAAAGCTGTTGTGCTTGAATTACCTGAATAGGAATTTTTTACTGTAGTTGAAGATATTGTCATATTAGTTTCTGTATATTATTATTCTCCTAATTCATCAACAATTATATTATTGACATTTTTTATTATTAAAGCATTTTGTAGTGCTATCAAAGAAAGAAATTTTTGTACATCTCTTTTTGATGCTTGATAGTCTGTAAATCCTAACTTAACACCAGTTCTTACTGTGTCTACTGTTGTATTTAATAGATTAACTGTAGGAATACCACTAATAAATTGTGATGCTAGTTCAGTATTTCTACCATAACTAAAAGGTGATTTTTCCATAAAAGGGTACATAGCGGTATCTATTGCTCCTGGTATCAATGATGACCATGATGATCTCATGAATCCTACTTTTGCTAAATTTTCTACTGATAATTTTTTTTCTAAAAACTTTTTTCTATCATCTCTACCAAAAGAGTTTAGATATTGTTGAACAGCGTAGAATTGAACAGCACCTGCCATAGATGCAATAAATGCTGCGTATGTATGATAGTCTTTACCTCTTGTTTCTGCAAGAACATATAATCTATTCATTAATTGTTTTGTATATGAACCTAATGTAAATGTTCTAAACTGAGTAAGTATTCTAGTATAATCAGTTGTAAAAAATCTACTCATAGAACCAACATCATTTCTTTGAACTACTCTATCTATAAATCTTTGCATACCAACATTGTAATTAGCTCTTGCTTCTGGTGTCCAATCTTCTAATCCTATTGCTTGATATTTACCATCCTTATAAACAGAATGTTTTTTTATTTGGTCTGCTATTCTATTAAATTCATCTTCTCTCCAACCTAAAGTTTTAAATCTTACTTGATCTCC